CACCCACCATTTTGCCGCCCGTCTCTACTACCGGTGCAATAGCGGAAAATGGATCGGTACGCCGTGCGCCGGTTTGAAGCATAGACGCGGTGCTTGCTAGCGGTGCGGATACGGAAGGCGCGACCGTTGCAGTTGCTTTGGAGCCTAGTTTGGTAAGCCCCGCCCCGCCGCTAAGCAGCAAAGATAAATCAGAAATTGTGGATATTGGTCGTTCGGCGATACTGCGCTTAATAGCTTCCCAGCTGCCGTAGTTTTCAGCGTATTCACCGCCTAAAGCTTTTGCGGCTTCAGTAGCACGTTTAGCCGCTTCTGGGTTAGCGTCAAAAGAATCGACAAAAGCCCGCACAGGCGCCGGCACCGCTACGCGCAATGTGCCTGCAGCTAGGTCAAACAAACCACCTAATGTTCGGGCGGGGTCTTCAACCGCCTCTTTAAGTCCCGTAAGCTGTTTAGCCGCGTCGCCTGACGCACTAAATGGCGCTTCTATTAGCGCTTCACCAAAAGAATAGGTACGACGCGGAGCCGGTATGCGCTCTTCGCTTACGTCTTGAGCGCCAAATTTTTGCAACAACGTCTCATTAGCCGACGCGTTTTCAGACGACGGGACGTCTACGGCACCAAAGCGCTTTAGCAATTCGTCATTGGCGCCCATTATTAGTCTACCTTCCCGCCTGCGGCTTTGTAAGCATCTAAAGTTTGTTTGTTTTTAAACCGTTTTAATTTGCCGTCAATCATAACGTCAACTGCGCCTTGCGCGCCGCTATTCGCCCTGTATACTGGGGCGACTTCTACAGGCGCGGTGCTAATACCTGTACCTTCAATTGCCGATTTAGGTATTTCTTTTACGCGCTTATTCCATTTAGCTGCAGTAGCGGTTGAAGCTTTATGTGCAAGTTCGGCCAAATGTCTTAGTGAGCTTGCTTCATAAGTAATCTGACCAGACTTAGCCCGCTCCAAAAATTCGCGGTCTTTATCTGTAAATCCTTGCCCAGAACCTAACCCAGACGATTTAATTGCGCCCAAGGTACTTTCGGCAAGCGAAGACATAAGAACTTCGGTGTTGGTAATTGCTTCGCTATCGCTGCCGCCACCTAAATTAAGAAGTTTAGCAAGTTGCAGTTTAATGTTTGCTGCTGAACCAGTAATAACCTGACCACTTTGCAACAGGCTTAACACGCGGTTTGCAGTATTTGCAGTATCAGGCGCGCGTTCTGCAGCATCTCGCAAAGCAACATCAGAATCGGCGATATTGCCAGCAAATTTCTCACCGTATTTTTTCTCGGTAGATACGGATACGGGAACATTAACGTGAACTTTAGGTGCTTTTCCTTCTTTAGCCGTTTTAATCAAATCTAAAAGATCGTTTATGACTTCTAAATTGTCTTTAGTTGGCGGCAATTTTCTAAGCTCTTGCACTTTTTGTCGTGCTAGAGCTACATTAAAAAATTCTCCAGTAAGCTGACCTGCTTTTCGTTTTTCTTCGACATCTTTTTCAAACGCGGTTTGAATTTTAGCGGCGGCCGATCTATAGGCTTCTGCTTCATTAGTGGTTTTAGCTGTAGCCGCTAACTGAAGTAACCGTTGCGCCGTAGGATCAAGATAATCAAACCCACCTGTTTGACCAATTTTAGTAACTGGCGGGAATACTTTAGACCCATCTGCCGCTGTAGTAGCTACTACTGGAGCCGTAGTATCCACTGTTGCTGGCGCTGTGACTGCGGCTGGCGCAGGGGCCGGCATTGCTGCCTGCGGCTCGCGGCGACTTCTTAGATAAGTGTCACGGTCAACTGGCGTACGTCCAGCAAAAACTTCTGCAACTTTGTAGTTGTTGTAGTCTTCAGTTTCGCGGGCATCAGCAGCTTTTAAAATTTCCTCTGCCGACGTGCCAGCTAAGCGCGCAACGTAATTACGTGGGTCGCGCCTAAATTCAGCTTTATTGCGCTCAAGCGTGTCACCAAGCGACCCAAAACGGGTTGCTAGCGGGCCAAGCGTTTCATCGTTAGCCATCGCCAAAATGCGGGCTTCAACATCCTGTTCAGACTTAATGTTGTATGCAGGAAACGTCTCGTTAAATTGTTTTAGTCGAAGATCTAAAGCGTCTCTTTCTTCTTTTCTTTTTGCTAGATCTAAATCAAATTTGCTTTTTTGGGCAGCAGCTTCGCGCGTTTCTATTTGCGACAACACACTTTCTCGGTTCGCAATTTTAGTCGCTATGTCGTTATACAAATCCGGCACTTCTGTATATACGCGCTCCAAATATTCTGGTGAACCAATTTTTACTTTAGGGTCTGCATGTATACGGGCAAGTTTATTTCGGTTTTCTACCCCGCGCTGATACTCTTGCGTTTTCAGCGCATTCATTTGCGAAGCTTCCCGCGCTCTGAGCGCATTGATCTCAGATGTCTCTTGCAAGTTGCGCAGTTGCATGGCTTGCGCCATAGCGTTCATAGGCGATTCAAGCTGAATGCCTTTAAATTGCCCTGGGATAGTGTAATCAATACCAGCCATGATTTACCTCTCAGAAGTAACGTCATAAGGGAACGGATTGCCCGGCATACCTAGCGGCGCTGTTCCACCAGTATTTGGTCGCGGAAAATACCGATCCATCATTTGCTGATTTTGATAGTAGTTTAGCCCAGTGCCAAGTCCCCCCGCCAATGCATTAGCAGTGTTCATGTAGCTTGACGCACGAATGTTGCCCACATTTGCGGCATTTTGCGCCATATTTTGGCCGTATGTACCTGCAAGGCCCGTCAATGTATTGGCAGTCGTTTGCCCCATGCCAGTCAGACTTTGCAATGGCCCAAGCCGCGCTTGGCGCTCTAGTTGGTAGCGGTTAAACGCATTGCCAAATTCTTGCGACCCTAAATTTTGGCCAAATTCAGTAACGCCACGCAGTTGATTACCAGACAACAAACCACCTCTTGCGGCAGCTGAACGATCTAAAGCTTTTAGCCCTTCTCTAAGCCGAAAACCATAGCCGGGATCAGCTTGGAATTGTTCCATGCCAAATGGCGTATAGCGAGACGCAGCCACCAGTTCGGGCAGCGCGTTGACGCCTGCTTGCCGGAAAGGTTCTTGCAGTTCAACACTTTTGTTGTACATGCGCTCTTGCGCAGCATTCGCTTCTTGCTGTCCTTGCAGTTGTTTTTTAGCTGCTTGATTAGAAGCGTAGCCGCCTATTAACGCGGCGCCCCCGATTGCGGCTGCTGTCCATCCGGCCATGATAGTTCCTTTACAATCTCAATTTCATTTTCAAGCGCCAATCGTTTACGAGCATCACCTAATCCGCACTCTGGCACTACATACAAGCGATCTTCCAGCACATTTAGGTCTTGGCAATCGTCAGGGTTGTCATACACATCTACCCAGACAACTTCATCTTCAAACACTTGTCCAGCTCGTTGCTCACCTGCTTTAGCATCAAACTCACAAGGCGCTGTTAACACAACCACTTCAGTTTCACGGTTTACCGCAATCGTGCCTTTTTCCAACCGCACGCGGTAACCTGTTTTGTGTGCGGCCCCGGTCAACACTGTCCAAGGCGGTATCGTAATTTTTCGCTCATACACACCCGGCAAAAACGTGTGTGTTGTTTCAATATCAGCCTGCGGCATTTCTAGCAATGCATTTTGCAATGCTACGACTTTTTGCCGCATTAACTCTGGCGTAACAACCGCCGTACTGTCAGAATTAAATATCTCAACCGCGTTCACACTACCACCCATCGTGAGCCTGAAGATACCGTTACCGTCACGCCGCTAGAAATAGTCACCGTACCAGCAGACATGCCGGAATACCCAGAAGCAATCGTGTAACTGGTGCCGATAGTTAAACTATTGACAAATATGCCATTTGATGCCGCTACTGCCGTGGATGTTAATTCACCGGTACTGGGTTTGTACAGCAGTTTTGCATTGCTGGTATAGATGGTCGACAGCGCGCCGGACGTAGCAGCTGCGAACGTCGGGTAGACGTTCGTTGACGTACTGGTGTCGTTCGTAATCGTTGCGCCCGAACCGCTGGCTACTGCCCACACAGCGGTTGTGCCGTTTGATGTCAGCACATAATTATTCGCGCCAATCGGCAGGCGGGTTGAGCTGTTGGCGCCGTTGCCAATAATCAAGTCGCCTGTACTAGTGACCGGCGACAAAGCATTAAAGGCTGCACTGGCAGTTGTCTGGCCGGTACCGCCGTTAGCGATCGCGACCGTCCCGGTCACATTACTGGCCGTACCAGTGGTATTTTGGTTCAGCGTCGGAATGTCAGCCGCAACAATCGCACGGAAGGTCGGCACGCCGGCAGAACCGTTGGGTGCAGCCAAGAAATAGTTGGCCGTCTTACTGGCATACGGATTCTGCGTGTCGCCGTAGCCGGACGCCAAGCTAATAGCAGGTGTTGCGCCCCCTGACGACACCACAGGCGACGTGCCGGTGACCGACGTGACAGGCGCGGTGCCGCTAGACGCAGCGGTAATTAAACCTTTGCCGTTGACCGTAATCGACGCGTTCGTAAAACTGCCCACGTTGGCGTTCACAGTTGCCAAAGTGCCGGCAGCCGTCACATTAGCCGAACCGTCAAAACTAGGGCTGGTGTAAGCCAAATCACCCGTAATAGAGATAGTCCTGCCGGTGGTCAGCGTGGCGGCAGACCCGGTCGTGTTCTGATTAAATGTGGGCCAAGTAAACGTGCCGGTACTGAAATTGCCCGACTGCGGGGTGCCGAGGATTGGCGTGGTAAAGCTTGGCGATGTAGCCAGTGCCACCACCGTTCCAGAGCCTGTAGTCGAGTACGACGTGCCCCACGCCGTGCCGGTTGAGTTCGGGATGCCCGCCCCAGGATACGTCATGGGCAGCGTGTTGGTGATCGTAAAGTTCGGGTACGTACCGGACGTGCTAATCCCTGTGCCGCCGGTCAAGGACACCGTCTGGTCTGGCGCGGAATTGTTGATCGTAACCGCTACCGAGCCGTTGTAAGTCGTACCAACGCTGTACGAGATGCCGGTGCCGGCAGTCAGGGCGTTGGCTACGCTGCCTGCTTGGCCACTAATGTTGCCGGTAACTTTACTGCCGGCAATCGATGTAATCCATGTCGGATCGGCATACGAGCCGGTCGTATAAACGCCGTTGGTGACTGTTGCAGCGTTGCCCGTGATGTCAATAGCCCACGTACCAGACGCGCCTGATCCCGTAGTGCTAGGTACGCCCAAGTTAGTGCGGGCATTCGCCGCGGTAGTAGCGCCTGTGCCGCCGTTGGCGACGTTTAACGTGCCGGCCATTGTAATCGTGCCAGACGTTGTGACAGGGCCACCAGAGGTCGTTAAACCCGTCGTGCCGCCCGATACGTTGACCGATGTGACCGTGCCTGTACCGCCCCCGCCGCCACTATTGGCTTTATTAAGCAGGTTTAGGAAAAACCGGTACCAATCACGCGAGACAAGCCCTGTCCGATCGTCGGTAATCGGCGATTGGTTCTTGGGTAGTTGTGGCTCGTTATCGGGATTAGGCATTGGTGCCGGACAACGCGAGTTCGGCACCCAGTATGGCGATCTTGACGGGGTCGGTGCCGGACACCTCGTACACGCGGTCACGCAGCTTGTCAGTCATGCCTAACCGACGCCAGAACGCTCTGAATCCGTAATTGCCCATCTTGCCCATGCCGGCCCACTTCTCGTTTGACCATGTGTGGCCACCGTCGTCTGAGAAGCGCAAAATAACTTTAGGGTCGTTGCCTTGACCGGTCACGATGCCGACGCCCGTCTCGCATTCAAGCTGCAAGGCGTGCTGGGCGGTACGCTTCAAGTTGTTCTGGCCGGTGGGTAACGCCCGCCACGACCGCAGCCACTTTTGTGGCAAATTGTCGTCAGCAAACACATCCAAGTCATAAGCGTAAATCTTGCCGTTTTGGAAGTCGCCGACTACCACTTGGTTGTTGAAAAAGGTCTGACAGTTCGCCCGGTGACGGATGAACTGGCCGTTGGCAAACCCAGCGCGCTCATGCCATGCGCCCGTGGCCACATCAAACACCCAAGTTTTTTGGGCAGTTGGAAAGGTCAGCACGTAAAACGAATGGCCATCCTGCTGATAAGTAAAACCAATGGCGTCTGAGATAGTGCCGTAGCTCTGGATAGCGTACTCGACCGCATGGGTTGAAATGCGCTGGCCAGAGTAACCATTGGCACGGAACACGATGCCTTGACCACGGGCATCAGCGCCTAGCCAAAACAGCGAGTTGTCCATCTTGGCGACCGAGAAAGTCGCCGCGCAGCCGATCTCGTTGACCGCACCTTGGATGCGAGCCAGAGGAAACGGCGAGGTGCCTGCGTCGTACCAGACCTCAACTGATTGGGTGCCAAACAGCCAAACCTCGCGGTGGTCCACAAACAGCGACACCAAGTTGTCCGGCATACCTTCGGCGCTGGCAAACGACAGCGGATCAATCTGGGTGCCATCAAGCAATTGAGATGTCCAGAATTTCTGCGAGTTTGGCTCTTGGAAAATAAAGTAGCCGTCCAAGTAACCGACCGTCACCGCGCCTGGAAAGTCTACGTCGGTAATTTCGGCGTACTCTTCGGTCGACGCATCGTAGATGTAGCCATCAGGGTTGGCCGCAATGAAGAGCTGTGTGCCATTGTCGACCATCGACACGGGGCCAGTACCACTGACGTTACCTAGCGGAATGGCTGCCCAGTTGCTGTCCACGCGGTACAGTTTGCTGCCTGAGACAGCGTACATGTAGCTGCCATACGACCACAGCCCCCGAATAGGGCCAGTGCCGACAACGCCTAGCTTACGCAAGCCTGGCGCCCGGTTCAGGTACGCAGGCTCCATACCTTCCGGTGCCGGTGTGGCTTCAGGAAACAGGTTCACCATGCGGCTATCGGCAGCATTGACGCTGCGAGCCACGTAGGATTGGCCAAGGATAGGCGTCTTCACGGCTTAGTAATTACCGGCGTAGATGTTAAACCGCTGACGAGTTGCCACCAACGAGTATGGCATGGACATCACGTCGTCAGGATTGTTGATGCGCTTCAGGTTACGTTTGGACGTCATGGCGATCCGCTGCACTTGCGGCATAGGCTCAACGCCAAACTCGTTGGCAATTTCCATTGCCAAGTTGTACTTGAACGCCCGCAGATAGCCTGGCGGGAACGTCAGGTTGGTGTTTAGCGTTGCCGGCTGATCCAACTCCTGCACGCTGATGAAGTGCCACTCCAACTCCCGCGTGGGTTTGGGGTAGATCGTCATCTGAATATTGGGGTACTCCATGTTGATCCACATGACTTGTGGATACGTGGAGGTCACGGTTTTGACCGCAATGCCGTCGTATTGCTGCTGATTGATGAACTTAATGCCAAACGACACGTTGGTCTGCGGGTCGCGGAAGTAAGTCGAATCATCGAGCAAAACCGGACGAAGACCGTCAAACCCACCTATGCTTGCGCCGGACGGGCCAAGATGGCGCTGGATTTCTCCTGCAGGCCAAAGAAAGGTCTGATCGATCGTATTGAATACCGACAGGCGCTCTGTGTTCCACGAATCAATCATCTGATTCATGGCGTTTAGCGAGTCTTGAGCGGCCTGCGGAGATGGCTCTTCACCTTCAGCCAGCTGGCCTATGAGCCGAAGTGCCGCTTTGATCTGGTCGAAGGCGGTTGCCATGTCTACTCCTTTAAGCTGCCGCCTCTACGGTAGTGCGGCTACGACGACGTTTAACTTCCAGTTCATTGGCTGGTGCCGCCGCTTCAGGAGCTGAAGGCGTGTCGGGATTATACCGAAGCCAGCCGTTTTGTTCATCAAATTCGGCTTCCATCTCCATAGTGGCGACTTTGGTGCCGTGAACTGGGTGTTGTAAATATATAGGCATAGGGTAGAACGGGGCCGAAGCCCCGCCTTAATTACTGACAGTGAATCAAAGCAAA